CGCTGGATGGGAATTAGATCTGATGGTTCATTATGGGGTTGTGGTTATAACCTAAGTGCTAGCCTTGGAGAAGGAAATGCATTTGGTGCATATTCGTCTCCTGTTCAGGTTGCTGCAGGCTTGAATCCAAAATGGAAATATGTGGCTTTAGGAGATACGGGGAGTTTTGCTACTAGTGGAGCCATAAAAACAGATGGCTCTTTATGGATGTGGGGATCTCAATGGTTTGGTACTGTGGGTAATGGAATTCAAAGTATTACTGCCATTACTACACCAATACAAATTGGATCTGAAACAACTTGGAAATCTCTTTCGTTATACTTCTCTTCCGCATTAGCAGTCAAAACAGATGGAACATTGTGGGGTTGGGGTACCAATGAATATAGGCATCTGGCAGATAATCTAACAAGTGCAGGGCGTTCTAGTCCAATACAAATAATAGGTTCTTACAATTCTTCATATGAAGATTGGCTTGATGTTAAGTTTGCTGGAGGTTCAGGTACAGTAATAGGAATTAAAAGAGAAAATATTCTTCCTAATTTTACTTATGATGTTAATAAAAATTAAAGTAAATTAAAAAAATACACGGAGAAAAAATGTTTATAATTGTTAAAGACAATTTTATAGAATATGGCCCAAAAGAATGGAATAAATCATCTTTTGAGTATATGATTTATCATTTAACATTAAAAAAAATTAAATTGCCAAATGAAAATACTGATGCAATAGTAATTGATGAAGATTGTAAAATTTATCCTATCATAAAAAATATTAGAGGTGTATTTAATGATTCATTTTCTCAAAAATTAATAGGACCTTTTTGGGAATTTACAGATACTCATGCAATAGCATCATATGATGTTGATTTAATACCTTTAAATAAAATTAAAAATGAAATAAAAGAAAAAATTAAAAAAATTAAAAATAGAAAAATAAATGGTTTTAATGTAACGATAAATATAAACAATAATAATATTTCTTTTTTTATCGATGAAAATGAAAAAAGAAATATATTTCAAAAATACTCTATATTAAATGAAGAATCAATTGTTCAATGGAAACATTCTAATGGTTGGACTGAACTTTCAAAAATAAATTTTAAACAATTGGTTGATGCCGTTAATAATTATATTGAAGAACAATTTATTTGGGAAAAAACAAAATATGATGCAATTGATGCTTGTCAATCAATTGACGAATTAAAAGCTTTTATTCAAAACGAACACATTTAAATAACATATGGTTAATTTATAATTAAGATTTTAAAATATTATGAAAAAATTAAATGAGAAATTATCTGAAGCATTAGAAATAGAACCAATACCAATAGTGGCAACAGAGGTGGTGGAGGTAAAAGATACTGTTGAAGATGATGCTGAGTTTGCCAGACAAAACCTCCGTAATTTAATTGAAAAAGGTAATGATGCAGCAGACCATATCATTTCTGTTGCCAAACAATCTGACCATCCAAGAGCATTTGAGGTGGTAGCAGGTATGTTAAAGAATCTTGCTGATATGAACAAAGACCTATTAGAGGTACAGAAGCGTAAACAAGATTTACAACCAAAGACCACAAACAATACTCAAAATTTGAACATAGATAAAGCTGTATTTGTTGGATCTACAGCAGAATTACTTAAACAATTAAAAGAAAATAAATAAAACTATGGAAACTTTACAAGAAATAATGAAGAAGGTTCTTGCAGATACTTTTGCATTGTACCTCAAAGCTCACAACTATCATTGGAATGTGGAAGGTTCTAATTTTCCACAATACCATGAATTCTTTGGTAATCTTTATGAAGAACTGCATGGTGCGGTAGATCCAATTGCCGAACAAATTCGTTCTTTAGACACATATGCACCAGGTTCTTTCACTCGTTTTATGGAACTATCAGAGATTGAAGATGAAACTTCTGTGCCTGCAGGCGTAGAAATGGCTCGCCGTTTAATGACTGATAACGAAAGAGTTCTTGCCACTTTGAATGTTGCTTTTAAATTAGCAGAACAATTTGACAAACAAGGCCTTGCAGATTTTTTAGCAGGTCGTATTGATACTCATAGCAAACACGCTTGGATGCTTCGTAGCATCACAAAATAAATGAACGATGGTTATTTGGGAAACTCCAACCTAAAAAGGGTTGGAGTTACTATATCATTTACCGAAGAAGAAGCACAAGAGTTCATCAAGTGTGCTTCTGATCCTGTTTATTTCATTAAAACCTATGTAAAAATTGTGAATGTGGACTCAGGTCTTATTCCTTTTAATATGTGGGATTTTCAAGAAGAAATGGTGCGTGACTTTCATGCTAATCGTTTCTCCATCTGTAAAATGCCTCGGCAGGTTGGTAAAACTACTACAACGGTTGGTTATATGTTGTGGTGTGTTTTATTCCAAGAAGAATACAATATTGCTATTCTTGCTAACAAAGGTCAATTAGCACAAGAGATTCTTTCACGGGTTCAAAAGGCTTACGAATATCTTCCGTTGTGGTTGCAACAAGGTATCATCACATGGAACAAACGAAATATTGAACTAGAAAATGGTTCAAAGATTTTTGCATATGCAACATCCGCAGCTGGTGTTCGTGGTGGTACCTACAATTTGATTTTCTTAGATGAGTTTGCTTTCGTACCTAAAAACATGGCAGATGAATTTTTTACATCTACCTATCCGGTTATTTCTTCTGGTCAAACTTCAAAGGTCATCATTGTTTCTACACCGTGTGGCCTTAATCACTTCTATAAAATGTGGGTTGATGCTACAGAAAAACGCAGCCTCTATAAACCAATTGAGATTCATTGGTCACAGGTACCAGGTCGTGATGCAAAGTGGAAAGAAGAAACAATCCGTAATACTTCTGAAGAACAATTTCGCCAAGAGTTTGAAACCGAGTTTATTGGTTCTTCTGCTACTCTGATTACTGGTGCCAAATTGAGGTCATTGGCATTTCGTGACCCACCATGGCAAGAAGAATGTCTGGACATTTATGAGCAACCACAACAAGGCAGAATGTATATTGCCACCGTAGATTGTTCTGAGGGGGTTGGTCTTGATTACCACACAATTAATGTACTAGATGTTACTGAAACCCCTTACAGGCAGGTCGCTAAATATAGAAATAACAAGCTGCCATTGTTGTTCTTTCCAACGGTCATTTATAGTCTGTGTAAAAGATACAATGAGGCCTACGCATTGATTGAAACCAATAATGTGGGTCAACAGGTAGTAGATATTTTACATTATGATTTGGAGTATGAATATGTTTATAAGATTGACCATCACCACATCAAAGGTCAAACCATCTCAGGTGGTTTTAGAAAATCATCCGGTTTTGGCATTAAAACTACCAAAACCGTTAAGAAAATTGGTTGTGCTAACCTCAAAACGCTCATTGAATCCGACAAATTACTCATCCAAGACTTTGATACAATAGCAGAACTGAATACTTTTGTTCGTGTAAGAGATTCATATGCAGCTGAAGAAGGCAATAACGATGACATTGTAATGGGTCTGGTACTGTTTGCATGGCTTACCGCACAGACATACTTCAAAGATTCTACGAATATTGACATTCGTAAGGTACTTTTGGAAGAAAACGATATGCTTGGCGATGAAGATATGGCACCAGTTGGATTCATTGATGATGGTTTAAAACCAGAAGTTACTGTAGATTCGGGTGATGTTTGGTCAGAAAAAGGTTATACTTCGTCAAGATTGTAAAAACATAAATACACTATAAATTGAAAAGAATTTGACCCGATAACAAAAGGAGAAATCCATGGCATTTCAATTATCCGCTGGGGTGAATGTATCAGAAATCGATCTGACCACAGTTGTCCCTTCAGTCTCCACTTCGATTGGAGCTTTTGCCGGACCGTTTGCCTGGGGACCTGCGAATACTGTTGTTACCATTTCTGACGAGGTTCGCCTTGCAGATACCTTTGGTAAGCCAGACAGCACAAATTATGAATACTGGTTCTCTGCTGCAAACTTTTTGGCATACTCAAACAATCTAAAAACTG